AATATTCAAATGTATTAAGTGATGATTATTATAATAATTGGAAAATTATTAATGACACCAATAAATTCAATTTGTAATGAGTTTTTATAGATTTAATAATATAACTGATAAATCAATTGAATGATATAATTTATGACATTAGATGTCATTAAAACAGCAAAAAATAGCAAAATAAAACAAATAGTATGATAACAAATTTCAAAAAATTTAAAATGTTTGAAAGTTCAGATAGCGCAAAACATGATTTGTCACATGACTTTTTAGATGACGAATATATATCAGCTTATTATGATGAACATTATTTAGATAATCCAACAGAATCTGATATTGTAGAAATATTAACTTATGATCCAAATTTAATTTCTAGTGTTTTTGATAATAATAAATACATACAAGATATCATTAACTCAACTGTCAAAGAACTAAATATTGGAGATTTTTATGATTATGAATATAAAGAATATATTAATAATCATTTAACATCAGTTAAAGAAAATAAGATAATAGAATCTTATTATGATAATAATGATGATGATGATATGATTATAAAATCTGAATATGACGGTATTGTATCAATTATTGAGGAAGATAACATCAAAAAAATTATAATAGCTGAGGATAATTCTAAGGAGGAATATATTATTCCTGATAACTTTACAGTTGTAGTTGAAGATGGAGATGAAATTAGTTCCAACTCTATTATTGCAAAAAATGATGAATTGAAATATGATTCTGATATGTTAGATGATTTAGATTCAGATCAATTACAAGAGATTATAACAGATGAATCAGAAGAAGGTGAATTTATAGAAGAAACTATTACCAAAAGATATGAATATCTCACTTTCATTGAGGTTATGTCAGAAAAAACAGGAGTAGATAGTTATGTTGAATTGATTGATAATTTTACACCAAATGGTTTTTATAACAATTATAGTGTATATATAGATGAGAATAAACTTGTTGAATATTATAAAAGAAATACAGATACTGTTTCAAAATATGGTTGGGTAGAATCACAAATTGGAAATAGTATAGAAATACAACATTACCTAATGGATAATTCAGGTGACTCCGATAATCTAACGTTGTTATTATTTGAACTATTTGAAGAAAAAAGAACTCACAATGATGATATTTCAGATGAATATGATTTTCAAAAAAGATATATAGAAGAATATATAAAGGAAAATGGATATGAAGATGACACAGAAGATGAAAAAGGTGATTTGATAGCTGAATCTTTAAATATCTTAAACTCTAATTTTAGGTTAGATTCACAAATAAAAGAAGAATTCAATAAATATATGTTTATTGTAGATTCTGATAAATTTAATATGTAAACATGATAACAAATTTTAAAATTTTTGAAGGCTCAGATAATAACTCATATTATTATGATAAAAACAATTCTCTGATATCAATGAATGATAATGGCGAATATATTAGATTTATTAAACCTGATGTTAATAATTATAGTGAAGTTTTTTGGAAATTTATAAAAATTTCTGATTGGAATAAAATTATTAAGAGTAGAAATAATATTGGACAGAAGAATAAAACAGAAAATTTCAAGTTGAAAATAAGAGTATTTAAAAATTTTGAATATGATACTATTATGAGTTTTTATGATGAATATGAAAAATTGTATAAAGAACTTTTTAATTATTTTAAACCAATTTGGCTAGATGAGAAATATAATATTTTTATGCCATCAGATGACGGTTATTCAGATTTGATAAGCTCAGTTATTGGCAAAGGAAAACTATTTATAAAAAAATGTATAAACGATCATGATGTATTTATTAACATGGCTATGACATTTGAATATGTTGAAAATTTTGAATATATATGGCAAACAACTTTAAGTGAGTATGATAAAATTAGAACTGAATATGACCCGTTGTATAGAGATTCTAAAAAATTTAATTTATAAAAAAATAGCAGATTGTTAATCTGCTATTTTTTTATGCATTTGCATCTACAATTATCATTCTATTATATTGTAATTTTTTAGTATTTGTATCATCAACATACAATTCTTTTGTATAAGGTAAATATACGTAACTTGCTAATGTAAAATCTAATCCTCCAAAATTATCACAAACACTATTCATTTGAAAATAATCAGAAATTGTATTTATTCTAAAAGAATTTCCAATACTATTATTTGTAAATCCAATACCTACTATATTTGAATCAAATGTACTACCTATGTTATTTGAAGTAAATAAATTGGAAATGTTATTACTAGAGAAAGATGAATTTATACTATTTGACGTGAAATGATCAGCAATTATATTATTTGTAAAAAAATCTCCTATATTATTATATAAAAATTGTATTCCAATAGAATTAATCTGAAACGTATTTCCAATAGAATTACGGGTAAATTCTGTATTTATAATATTAATGTTGAAATTGTTTCCAATGACATTAGCATTAAAATTGCTATCGATAACGTTATTATAACAGTCATCACCAAGTGTATTACTAGAAAAAGATTTACAAATCATATTATTATAGAATCTATCACCTATATTATTTCCAGTGAATTCTGTACTAATAATGTTATTATTACATATTCTACCAATTTTATTATATGAGCCAGCAGAACCAATAGAGTTATATTTAAACTCATATCCAATAGAATTAGCCTGAAATGTATCTCCAATAGAATTGTTTTTAAAATTATCATCAATTAAATTGTTTTTAAAATTATCACTAATACTATTACCAATAAAATTACGACCAATAGTATTGTTATTAAAATCATTACCAATAGTATTGTTATAGAAATTCACATTTATATTATTATCTCTGAAATTGACACCTAATATAACATTATTTGATCCATTTATTATATTTGAGTTTAATTCAGATATATTAATTATATTTGAATATGATGTTGAATAATAGTAGTCAAAATCACTCCACATATAACTATCAGTATATCCTGTTGAACATGGCATGGTTATATCACCAAAAATTAGATTATATTCAGTACAACTTATATAAGATAGATTATAATACTCAAATAACTGCCAAATACCATTTGAATCATCATTATTATTTGGATTTATATTTGTTGTATTATTTTTTATGCAAATATAAATTTGATTGGTTTCAGAAAATAATACAACATCTTTGGAATTGTATGTTGTTCCTGAATTCCATATATTTGTAACATTAATTTGCCATCTTCTAAATTTAACATTTCTAAAATCAAAAGGAAAATCGTTATTTTGTATTGTATCAATTCTTCTGTAAATATAGCCAGTTGTGCATCCTGGTACAACTGTTTGATTATTATTAAAATTATAATAAATTACATCTTGTGAATATAAATAAGAATGAGCTTCTGGTTTCAATTTATCTAATCCAATTGCGGTAACTAATAATGGTTCAGTTATACCTGAATTTAAATCACTAGTATATGGAATTATATGTACTGTACTATAATCAGTAATTAAATATTGTGTACCAATAGTTAATGATAAAGTATTTATCAAATCTAATAATTCACTATATGTAACATTAGTTACTGATGCTCCTCCTGAAGATCCATTTAAACCTGAAGTTCCAGAAGTACCTGTAGTTCCGTTTATTCCTGATGTGCCATTAGTTCCGTTTATTCCTGATGTTCCAGAAGTACCTGTATATCCTGTAAAAGAATAAACATCATTAAAATTGGAATTTATTTTAATGAATGATTCTCTTAAATTATCTCCAGTTCCATCGTTTGGAGATGAGCCAATATTAATTAATTGTTTGCTCATATTTATTTGATTTATTTTTTTATGTTAATATAAATTAAAAGGTATCTGCTGTTATTAATGTAGTATCTGCTGTTATTAATGTAGTATCTACCGTTATTGATGCTCTAGACTTAGTTTCTACTATTATATTGGATATTTTCCAATTTAAATTGTTTTTAATTTTAATTTTAATTTTAGCATCATCAATATATCTAAAATCTAACAAATATATGAAATATAGCAAAAATGATTGTATCAAATTCATATTGCTGCTATTATTCGATAAATATTCCAACAAATTTTGACTTTTACCATTTCCTCTTATTGGAATTGGAATTTTATTAAAATCTATAGGAAATTCTTTAATAAAAGATAATTTGCTATTATCTAAAAATGTTATAATATTAGTGTGAGAACCAGTTTTAATTTTAAAATTTATCCAATTATTATTTATCCAAACCTTAGCTTGTTTTTCAACATTATTCATATTCTAAATTGTTTTTTATTATATATAAAAATAAATAAATAAAATATCAACACATCTTATTCAATAACAATTTATGCTATATTCAATGTTGTTGTTGTTGTATTTATTATATTTTCTCTATACTCATAACTACCATTTTCCATCATTAAAAAGTTTCCATTTTCTGATAGCATATGATTTTCAGTTACATTTAATTCTAACTCTAATTTGCCAGATGTTTTTGAGAAATTGATATAATATTTACTAGTATTATTAGATTTAGATTTTAACACTATTTTATTTTTAGCCATTATAAAACTTTGTATGATTTTTTATTATATATAATTTTTTATTACGATAAAATATTATTATTTATAAATTTTTTGTTTGACTCAATAATATATAATATATAGATTATAAAAAATGTTTTATTTATGAAATGTAAAGTTATAAATTCAAATAAAAATACATTAGAAGAGAAAATAAATGATTGGTTGAGTACAGAAACAGTTGAAATATTTAATTTTGTACAAACTCAACATAACGAATATATAACTATTACATTTTTTTATTATGATAAATCTGAATTGAGAAAAATTAAATTGAAAAAATTAGAAAGCAATAAATAAATGGACATAAGAATCCAGTTAGAAAAAGACTTGATAGTCGAAGATGTTGTAGGTACACTTGTATCAGAAGATGAATCGTCTAATATTATAGGTGAAATAATATATTATGATGAGATAACTGGTATATCTATCTGTGAATTATATAAAAAATAGAATCAATATTGATTCTATTTTTTATTTTAATCTTTATCAACTTCTGAGTCAAATTCATGAGAATAATCTTTTTCTGGTTCTTCTTCTGGTTCTTTATCTTCAAGATTTTCTTTAATGACATCAATTCCTGTGTCTGTTCTTTTTGTCTTATTTGCTTGCTGTGGGTTATAATTACCAGTGAAGTCAGTAAAACTTAATAAGTTTTCTAGTTTTGTTTTCATTATTTTTAAATTGTTTTTTATTGTTTATATATAAAAAAAATATAATTTACTTTTTTTATAAATAATATCTCAATAATTTATATATAATATATAAAATAATTTAAAATCTTGAAATATATAAAAAAATTTGAAAATAAAAAAGATGAACCAAAAGTAGGTGATTATGTAATTTTTGACTGTCCTATGTCATATGATGTAAAAATGAATAATCTATACAATTATACAGTTCATAAAATTATAAATATATATTGGGATTCATATGAAACAAATCTAGGACTTAATATAAATAAATCTTATCTATTAGATTTTTCAGATAACAAAAGAAAATTACAACAATATGTTAAACTAAAAAAAAATACAGATAAATTTAATATATGAAACACATAAAAATGTTTGAAACATTTACAAATAAAATTACAATAGGAATAGATATTGATGGTACGATATGTGATTTCGTTAATGCATACAATACACTATATAAAAGATACTTTCCTGATAAAGAAATAAATCAGGATCAAAATTGGCATTGGTATGAAACAATGGACTATAATGGTGAATCATCAAAAACATGGTTTAATAATAAAAAATCTGAAGTTTTTGATATTGCTCAACCATATAAAGGTGCTGTTGATACTATAAACAATATATATGATTTTATAAAAACTCATGGTTTCAAATTAAACATAGTAACTAAACAACCTACTGAAGAATCTAAAGAATCTGCTAAGAAATGGTTAGACCATTATGGATTTAAATACGATGACATCATTTTTGCTAATTCATCAATGGATAAATGGAAATATGCTGATATATTAATAGATGATTCTCAAAAAGTTATTGGAAGTAAACCATTAAGTAAAGTATCAATTAAAATTGAACACCCTCATAATACAGAAATTGAAGGAGATTTTAATATTCTTGAAATTAATAATCTAACAATTGATATAATTCAGAAAGCTATATCTAAACTTAAAAATAAAACTACTGTATGAAATTTATAAAAAAATTTGAAGATAGATATTCTGATATCTTTTTTAATAGTGATGATAGTGTATTTGAAGCTTGTAGAAGAGGAGATTTAGAAGTTGTACAAGAATATATAGAAGTTGAAAAAGGTGATGTGAATAATATAGATAAATATGGATATACACTATTAATACTAGCAGCAGATAACAATAGGATAGATGTGGTGAAGTATTTAATAGGAAAAGGAGCTGATATAAACTATCAAGATATCTATAATAGAACAGCATTAAATTATGCTACATTAAGAGAAAACAATGATATAGTAAGATTTTTAATAGAAGCTAATGCTAATTGGAACTTAAAAGATAATTTGGGTAATGATTTTTTGACGTATTTACTACCAATTAATAAGATTAATATAATTGAAGAATATCCAGAACAATATCAAAAATATCTAACTATAAAAAAATCCGAAAAATTTAATTTATGAAAAAATATAATCAATTCATTAATGAAAATAGAGCATACGGTAAAGATAATAAAACCAATGATTTTAATTTTAATTTTTTTATATTATTAGAAAATGCGACAGAAGAAAACCAAAGTAAAGCATTTGAAGAATTTAATAAATATGTAAATTTAGAATCACATAATATAAAAAATTTATTAATAACTAAATCAAATATTGATGATTTTAAAAATACAGAAATTGAATGGCTTTGGTATATTAATGTATATGAGAGTTGGGGTAATGTACGAATACCAAGAGATACAATTGATTTCTTTAAAATGAGATCTACTGATCTTCGTAGTAGTGATAATTTAATTATTTCATTAGATGAATTTATTAAAATTGGATTGAAAGGAGTTGAAACTCTTTATAAAGTAAAAAAAGATGCAAATAAATTTAATATATGAAAAAATATAACCAATTCATTAATGAAAAAAATTCTGATGTATTTAAAGTTTCAATAGATATTAAAAATATCACAGATGACGATTTATATAAGCTCAATGAAATATTCAAAAAATATTTTGACATTTATGATATTATAAGTCAATATGCGTCATATAGTAATAAACCTCATACATTGGTTTTAGATATAAGTAACAATAAAATAACTACTTGGTGTATTACAACACCTGATTGGGGTTATGATGAAGATTATATTATAAATATTATTAAACCTGAAGAATTGTTAAATGCTAGATCAAATGGAATTAAAGATATTGTAGAATATCTTGAAGCAAGAAATAATACAAATAAATTTAATATATGAAAAAATATAATCAATTCATTAATGAATCAAAAGATATATGGCAAAGAGAATCAACAAAAGATGAAACATATGGTCCTATTTTTTACATAAAAAGACCAGGATTTAAGACTGGAGTGTATGATGGAGATATAGTTAAATTAGATAAAGAATATATTGAAAAATTAGACTCTGTATTATATAATAGACATAATGAAAAAAAGACGACTGACAAATTTACTGATAATGATTATAGTAAAGAATATGTTCTAGTTGATTATGTATGGTATTATGGGTATGTATTAAGAAATTCACTATCTGATATAGAAGATAATGATTTCTTAGGATGGGTACCAACAGGATATGTTAGACACCTAACAGACGAAGAAATGAAAGATTATCAATATAAAATACATGCAAAAAAATTTAACATATGAAAAAATATAATCAATTCATTAATGAAAGTTCTAAAACTAAATTCAGGTTTGCAATAAATATTAAAGGCATAACAGATGAACAAACAGATCAAGTTATTGATAAACTCAAAAAATATAATCTAAGTCAAAGTGATGAACACACTATAAGAAATGATGTAAAAATACAAGGTTTTTATTCAATAATTGTTGATGTGTCAAATTATCCAAATAATACACATATATTTATAATTGCTGTTTCCACACGAGGATGGGGTAATAATATTGATTATATGCAAAATATGCTATCAATAGATAATTTTTTAGTTATACCATTTGATGATATATATGATAATATTCAATATAGAATATACGCAAAAAAATTTAACATATGATACATATTAAAAAATTCGAATTCTACGATACCAAAGAATTTACACGTGATTCAGAACCAGAAATAAATGATTACGTTAGACTTGATGAAGATTTCTATGAATCTAAAATACCTGAATATTTTATACCTAGAGAAAATGACACAGACTATAAATATAGAATAGGTAAAATAATTGGATATAATGAACATACAGAACACTATAACGTTAAATTTGATAAATATGAATTGTGGAATAATAATTTTTTAGTTAAACGTGAACAAATAAAAAGCTATTCTAAAAAAATTGAAGATCTGGAAAATCTGCCATCTGTTGGAGATTATTGTCTGCTTGGTTGGGATAATACGGAATTGTGTAAAGTAATAAAGAAAGAAAGAGTTGAAAATTTTAGATGGGCTTCAATTGATTATAAGGTTAAAAAAATGAATCCTGGTCCTCACGATGGCACAGGAATTGTTCAAACTGATGATGATTCAATGAAATATTGGTCAAGCGATATAAATGATATGAAATCAATTATAGCATCAAAGAAATTTAATGTGTAGCTTGAGAGGGATTCGAACCCTCACTGAAACGCATTTGAAACGCCGTCCTCTGCCGTTGGGATACCAAGCCATTATTTTAACCACTTCTTAACTGCTTTACCAGTTACTCCATAAACTCTACCAACAGCTTCTAAACTTGTATCAGATATCATTAATCTTAACTCATCTTTTGTTGGTCTGTTCTTTACTTTTCTTTCAGATAATCTGTAGCAGTCATAACATTGTTTAGAATTGTGTTTAATTTCTTTTCCACATGCACAATAATTTTTTATTAAATTATTGTTTATTTTAATTTCTTTTTTACCTGATTTTAATTTTTTTATTCTATCATTTCTAATTATATTATAATAATATTCATCAACTTCACTTTTGATATTTAAATTTTTAACACCAAGAAACTCATACATTTTTTTGAAATCTACTCTTCTATTTACGTTTATTCTATAACAGTTATCTTTACTTATTTGTATAGTATAATGAATATTTATAATATCAAGTGAGTTACAATAAATATCTACTATATCTTTAGACATATTAGAAAAATTATAATAATAACCGAAATATTTTTTTCCTTCTTTTTTAATTATTGTATTTTTATATAAGCAACCATCTGAATGAAACAATCCACGTATTATGTTTTTGTGATTTATATTTTTTATTTGAAAATCTTCTAGTATTATTTTTCTTTTGTGCTTTACTCCTTTTCCTATTTGAGGAAATAAATATTTTAAAGAGTTGGAATATACTGAAACAATAAACATATTATATTTAGTTTTATGAATATTTATTTTATTAAATGGAAATAATATTTTTAAATTATTTTCACATTCAGTTACTATATTATAATACTTACTATCTAAAAATATTCGAATTTGATATGATGATCTTTTTGTTTTTATTATATGACCATCTCCTAAATATAATCCTAATATATAATTATATTCTAATTTTTTATCAGATAAATAATTATTAATATCACAATTATTTTTTAATTTTTTTTGATTTTCTAATTTATTATATTGATTGAATTTTTCATTGTTATTTAACCAATATCTAATATTACTTCTTGGTATATTATATTTTTTACTTAATTCTGACTGTTTTGATCCATTATTATATTCTTCTATTATTTTTATGATTTCACTAACTTCATATACTCTATATGTCATATTATTTTTTATTTTATATATAAAAAATTCTATGACAAAAAGAATAAAAATTGAACATATTTTTAAATAAATTGTATCATAATGATTAATCATTGAATATATTGTACTCCTGGTCGGACTTGAACCGACACGCCTACTATTGTTCAGCACATGTTTCTAAAACATGGATGTCTACCATTCCATCACAGGAGCGATTTTTTGTACCGATGACGGGACTTGAACCCGTATAAGCATATAGCTTGCAAAATTTTAAGTTTTGAATGTCTACCAAGATTCCATCACATCGGCATATTTTGTACTCCTAGAGGTATTCGAAACCTCATCCAAATGGACATCATCTTAAGTGATGCGTGTATACCAATTCCACCATAGGAGCATTTTATTATAAAAGAAAAAACCTCAGTCAAATAAATGACTGAGGTATTTTTAATATGCTTATATTATTTGTTACAATAGATATGACATAATATTCTCAGTCCGATTATTCTGTAATAATAGGTTTAAGAGTAGCAAGTTCATTATGTTATTGTAGTTTTTCATATCAGTATATATTATCTTAAAAATGTGATTTTTTTCTATTTTTATTATGTAGTACAAAAGTACAAAAAAGTTTTCAATCTACCAAACTTTTTATTAAAAAGTTTCATCTTTTTTATATTCTTTATTTATAATAGCATCAAGTATATTTTTTTGTTCATTTTCATAAAGAGCATCAAATGGAAAATCTAAGCCCAAGTCTATACAATATATATCATTTTTATATGTATAAATAGCTTCAACATCTTGTTTACTTGTGAACACACAAGGTGTTGTATGATTGTTACCTAGTATTTCTAAAATTTTTTCTTTCATATTTTTAATTGTTTTCAAAAAATGAATTATAATCGTTTTTACTTTCACTATGAGAAATAAAATTTTCATCATTTCTAAGTTTTATATAATTTTTCCATTCCTTTAAATATAACTTATTATTCTCAGGAAACAAATTCATCATATTTTTCATTTTATGTAGCATTTTAACATCTGAATGAAAACTTTGTAATTCAACAATTCCTAATTTACCATCTTTAATGAGAGGTATATCACACAATGCATTTAATATTTTTTTCTCTATGCTCATTTTTTTAATTATTTGGGCCAACTTCTTCAATTCCAATTGTTTTCAAATAACTTAAGCATTCGAATTCAGTTTTAAATTTTATTGGTTTATAAGAGTTATTATAATCTCCTTTTATTTTTCTTGTTTTTTTGAAATTTTTATAGAAATCATCATTATCAACTTTGTATATAACATCATGATCATCAAAATATGGAAATTCATAACTAAAATAATTAGAATTAAATAATGTGACATATATTTGTTTTTGTCTTGTTTCTACGTTACAAAGTAATCTTATATTTTCATATAATTTTTCGTGCTGTTGTTCGTGTACTGTTTTTATTTTGCTAGATGATATTACATCTTTGGTATAATCAATCATATATTATTTAAATTTTGTAATTTTTCTTTTCTTATATTATTCAATTTTAATTTTTTTTTTAAAATAGTTAATTCCTTGTTCAACTCAGCTCTACTATTTATAGTGTCTATATATTCAGAGTTACTTATGTAGTGGCTATTTACCTTTAACTCCAAACCAAATATTCTATTTACCTTTAACTTCAAACCAAATATTCTATTTTCTATAAATAATATTCTATTGTAAATATCTTTTGATGTCATGTTATCTGAGTTTATTTAATTTATTCATGTCAAATTATTTCTCCTCTTTTGATTTCTGCTCGTCTATTTATCAAATCTACTTTTTCTTTAATAGCCATTCTTACTTTATTCTTAGTGAATATTTCTGATTCAATATGTCCAGTTAGTTTAAATAGTAATTTAGGAATGGTTGTTATAATAACATCTCCAAATAGTAAATATTTACGATGAGTAAAATATTCAGTACCGTAGTAAAATAGTGTTTTATAGCCATATTCATCTTCTATTTGATTATATTTATATGTTTTACCATCATATACAATTTCTTTATAATTTGGCTCTTTATATTCTTTGAAGATAAAGGTTTTATTGTTGAGTTTTTTGACTATCATGTTACAAGGTATTAGTTTCTAATATAGCTTCTGCTACATGTAGATATTCAACAGATGTCATATCACATTCAAATGATTTTTTATCATCTCCGTAGTATTTTGATTTACCAAGATATCTACGAATACCGATATAATTAGATTTAATTCTAGATTTAAAAACATCACAATCAGGGTAAAGTAATTTTACTTTATCTAATAATTCAGGTGTTATATTATATTTGCTCATTTTTTTTAATTTTTAATATTTATTTATAAAAATCTAATGTTTCATAAAAATCTAAACCAGTGATTATTCACCAAATTACTGCTGGTAGTATAGTAGTAATTCCAATTACAAACAGAAATCTAAATAGTATTTTCATGTTTAATCAAGTTTCTTTTTGTATTTTTTATATGCTTCTGTTGAAATGTCTCCGTTGTTGAAAATTTCATTAAGCATATCCTTTTTGCCATCATTTGAAATTTTTAATATTTGAGCTATTAATAACACAATGATAAAAATAACAAAAAATCCGATATACACATAATTTGGTCCTTCCATGATTTGTTTATTTTAATTGATTGTTTATATTAAATACAAAGATAAAAAAAAATCCTCACATAAGCAAGGATTTTTAATTTATTTATATATTATTATTAGACTTCTTTTGTGTCATCTTCTTTTATGTCAGTTTCTTTTGTTTCAGTTGAACCATCTTCCATGATATTATCTAGTTTAACTAGTTTTTTTGGTTTCCAAATAAAATAGAAGAGACTTGAAGCTGCAATAACAGAAAAGAAATATATCACATTAATAATATCAACTGCTGAATTTTGAGTTTTTAATTCATAAATTGCGTTGTCATCAGTGAATTGCTGTGCTGCTATTTTTGAATAGTCTTGTGTATTCTTATTGATTACCAATTTGTATGATGCTCCAAGGCAAATCAAAAGAATGAAAACTAATAATGATTTTAATATTTTACTTTTCATTATCGTTTTGCTTTTGTTGTGCTAGTGTTCATACTTTTCAAGCCATATAATTCAAGCATTGAAAAATTTCCACCTGCAATAGTAAGATTATCAGGTACTTGAAGCTTACCATTTTTTACTGCTTCAGCAAATGCTAATTTTATTGCGATATCTGCATCAAGGTGACTCTGTGCTTCAATGGAAGCTTTTGCTTTGGCAAATTTATTAGCTGCAATTACCTTATTCTCAGCAGTTTTAATATTCATTTCAGACGAATATTTTTCATTTATTGCACTTTGAATACTAGGATTAGAATATGTAAATTGTCCAGCAGAACCAATGTTCATAATTTTTATACCATATAATGCAAAATGTTCTGTTACGTCTTTTGACATTTGAGAGAAAATAGCACTTCTATCATTCTGTCCTTGTGTTAAATTTCTATCACCAAATTGGGTAGTTAAACATTTTTGGACGTATCCCCTAACATCAGTATCCATCAAATCTGCTAACGTTCTTCCACTATATGAATATAAAAATAGTGATGTCCAATCATCTGGAATTGAAGCTGTTGCTGTTATACAAACTGAAAATCCAATTGATTCTTTTGACTCTACTTCAATTGCTTCATTTGATGTTTTATTTGAACCACTTCCTGAACCATTCCATTCACGTGTAACAGGAGTACGGTCAACAGTAATAACTCTAACTGATGGAATCCATTCACCACTATTTGACATCCTGCCTGTTTTGTGCCATTGAGTTGGAATGTAAATACGTTTTGCAATTACTTTGTTTTGTTCAAGATAAGCTTGTGATTTCAATTTAGTTTGATTGACTTGTGTGCCATTTTCCAATGGGATCACATAAACAGATTCATTAGGTTTAATCTCTTGGTACTTTTGTACCTGATAAGGTTTCATACAAGATGACATCAATGCTACTACGAGCACACATACTAAAATCAATTGTTTTTTCATACTTTTTTTGTTTTTGTTTTTAATAATAATTAATTTTGTTTTTAATTGAGATACAAAGATACTTCGTTTATTTGAATTTACCAAACTTATTTATGATTATTTTATATAATAAACAAAATAAACATATTAAATGGCTAAAATAGAAAATGATAAGTATTACACACCAATAGAAATTTCTAAATATTGTATAGACAAAACTTTAGAAATTATTGATAATCAGAATATTACAGATATTATTGAGCCAAGTGCTGGTAACGGGTCATTTTCAAATCAATTAATATGTACATCATATGATATTGAACCAGAATCTGAAAATATCATTAAACAAGATTATTTACAATTAAACATACCATATAAGAAAGGCAGATTGATTATAGGAAATCCTCCGTATGGTACTAAGATGCACTTGGTAATTAAATTTTTCAAAAAATCAATTGAGATTGGTGATTATATATCTTTCATATTACCAATTTCTCAATTAGATAATGTGGCAAGTTTATATGAATTTAATTTGGTGTATAGTGAAGATTTAGGTTTACAATATTATACAGATAGAAAAATTCATTGTGTTTTAAATATTTATAAAAGACCTGATATTGGATTAAATTCGAAGCCTGATTTTAAAATGAAAGATTTGACTATATTTAGAGAGACATACAAAGGATATAATGATATTGACAATTTTGATTTGAGAATGGTTTATTGGGGGTCAGGATGTGCAGGAAGGATATTAACAAAAGATGATAAGAGATATGCTGGAGAATATAAAATTTTTATACATAATGAAAAATTAAAAAGCAGAATAATTGAAGTTCTATCAACTACAAATTGGAAAAAAGAATTAAAAACAATTGCTATGATGAGAATTAAGCATTATCACATATATAATGTACTAAAAAGAGAAATACCTGAAATATTATAGTTTCAGGTATTTTTATTTGATTATATACTTTTAAAATCTTCCAGTATTTTATCTATCATTTCACCACTGTGAATCTCGTCATATATATGTCCAGTTTCTGTGTTATATGGTATTGCATATACATCAAAAACTTCATCAACAATTGAATAAATACACACAAAATCATTTTCAATGTCTAGTGATGCAGGAAAATCCAATGACATGAAAATTTTCTTAGCTCCGTCATCTAAATATTGTTTTGCCATTTTATAGCATGATTCAACATCACCTCCCAATGCTAATGAATTCATTTCGAATTTACCATCATTTGTTTCTACAAATAATTGAAATGGATAATGTCCATAACAATCTTCACTTTCAATTAATTCAATTTTAACTAATTGTTCTACAAATTCTTTTACATTTTTCATATTATATTATTTTCTATTTTATAATTTTTAATTTAAATTTTCTTAATGACGTATAGGTATAAAAATAATTATCATAATCAATTCTTTCAACTCTTGATTTTTCTATTGCTACTTTATCTGATATTACTGAAACTATAAAAGATGAAATAAATATTAATCTTTGGTTTGATATGCCGTTAAATATATTAAATGAATTATCGTTTTTGAAATATTTACACAAAAAAATAACAGTACAATTTGAATTAGAATCTACAAAAGAATAATCAAAAATAGATTTTGTCATATCCTCAATAAAAATAACAGTTTTTTCACGTATTTGGTTTGTTATACTTTGTAATTTTTCAAAACTACTAATATAATTTATAGTTTTTATTTTATATTTCATTTTTAATAAATCTTCTTTGATCATCATCAAGAACCATTTATTATTAGCATTTGAATCCATTATGAATGTTATTTTTTGTCCTTCATATCTTTTTATATTATTTATTAAATCTTTATATACCATATTTAATTGTTGAATAACGAATATAAGGAATATATTTCACATAAAAAAATAGTTAGATAAAAATCTAACTATTTTTTTATAAATCTCTATTTAATATATTTTTTATTATAAATCTCTATTTAATTTATCAAGTTTAATTTTTCTGACTTCTTTTATAGTATCACTATATGAAAGATTGTTTTTACGTTCAGTCCAAACTCTATTTTTAATATTATCTCCTGAATTGTCATAGCATGATTTGCATATAATAGAAATCCAACCTTTTGTTGAACCAATATCTTCAGTAGAACCACAAAACTCACAAACACTACCAGACATATTTTCTGTCATACTTATCATACCATCAATCTGTGAATTGCCTCCATAATAATAGAAACAAAGAATTCCAAATTTTTCTTTTACTTGTGATGCTACAACTTGCGGAATTTTTTCATCATCAGATAAAAACTTATTATTAGTATCTATATAACTTTGAATAGAATAGCATAGTTGATCTAATAACCAAAACCATCCATCACCATGTTCAAACCCCCAACACATTGCAGTCTTGGTCATATTTTCATACCGATTTACAAAAATTTTAGGATATTTTTCAACTAAATAGCTATCTAAATTTTCAGTCATATTATTTTACTTGTTTAAATACATATTTCATATAATATTCATCAAAACCATCCATCATAGTTGTAATTGAATTGGATTTATTATCAGCTAATCCAATGACATTATCTATCAAACCATAATTCAAAGCTTCATCAGAATTTAACCACATATCTCTTTGACAAAAATCATGAATTTCTTCAAATGACTTGTCAGTATTAAGAGCAAGAATTTTGAATAGTAAAAAATTGTATTTTTCAGTTTCCATTTGACTAATACGAGTATCATCTACTTTGCCACTAGTTCCTGCTGCAACGTGATGTAGCATAACTGTTGAATTAATTAATGATGAACGCTTACCTTTTGCTCCAGATGATAGAAGTACACTACCCATTGAAGCGCACATTCCTAAATTGACTGTGGCTACATTAGGTTTAATATAGTTCATAACATCTATGATTCCTAACCCATGAGTCACACTACCGCCTCCTGTATTAATTTGCATTGTAATGTCCTTTTGAGGATCAGAATCTTCTAAATATAATAATTGTGCTTGAATAATATCAGACATTGTATCATCAACGTCACCAGACACCCATAAAATTCTATCCATCATAAGTCTATCAAACACAGATAGTTGAGTTACATTCAATTGTCGTTCTTCTAAAACATGAGGAGATAAGCCATAATTTTCAGCTTGATATTTTGTTGCATCATCTACTAATGTAGAACTCATTCCTAAATGTTTGGTAGCAAACTTTTTAAATTCATTTTTGTGCATAATTTAATATTTTAATTATTAATTGATTGATTGAATGCAAAGATAAGGAAATTTTTTGATTTACCAAAGGAAAATCATTATTATTTATATAAATAAACCTATAATTGAATAATAAACTGATATGATTTATTGTACGATTATAGGTTTATTATAAAGTTGATTCAGATTTAATCTTCTACTGGTTCATCTGTGCTAATTGAATCATCAGAATTTTCTTCATCATCATTGAGTTGTGCTATCATCAAATCTTTCATTTTTTGCATCCTTTCGTCAGCAAAAAGTGATTTCACTTTTTCATCATCAATTGGATATGAAATTTCATTATCTAATACATGATAAAGATAGTCAATAGCTAAATCTTGATCAGCTTTTTCGCAAATAAAATCAAGTAAAGCTAACTTTTCAGTCTCATTAAGATCAAAGATTTTAATTTCTTTAACCTCATTTAGAAATGTTTTCTGTTCTTCAGTTGATGGATTAACCATTTCTGACAATTTTTCTGTAATATTCATAATTTTTTATTTAATTAATTTGTTTGTTGTTTAATTTTAATATTATAATTTAATTAATATTCTTCTTCCTCAATTTCTGCTCCATCTTTATCTAAGTTTCTAAAATCATCATAATCATTAAGATCTTGAATGTCATTTGCTACCACCTCTACTATTTCAATATCATCATATGGTACGGGATTATCTTGAATAAGACTCTCTGCCAGTTCTTGTGCAAATTGTTCTACTCTCTCATAATCAGCTTCTTCTGATTCTATTGATAATGTCAATTGAATTTTGTATTCTTTTATTTTCATATTTTGTTTTTGTTTTTATTTTATTTTATTATCTTCTAATACATAAATATTTCTTATCTTATGTGAAGGAGTGAATGTATAATTCTCTCCTATGTGTTGCCAAACACCATTATTTCCTATTGCTGTTACATTTTGTTTTAAACTATATTCATTCTCATATTCTGCAGGTATAGTAATTACTGTATTATCTTCAAGATTTACAATTATATTATAATTCATAGATTTAATTTTTTCTTATATACTATAATAAAATAAATAAGTTTATATTATTTATTGAATATTAGAGTTAATTCATCATTTGGGTAAGGATGCTTCAATAATTGTCTTTTGAATATTTTCAACATACTATCTTGCTTTGTTTTACAAATTGGAAAATTATTATTTGTTGTATTATTAAATTCCATCAATGTGTTATTGTCAAAATCTAAATCCATTGTATTATCAAAATTTATTGTTAATTCTAATAAAATATCATCATAAGAACTATCAAATCCTAATTGATATGGATAAAAATTAATATTATATTTTTTATTACCATCAACATCTTCTAAATGTGAGTATTTTTTATCGTTAAATTTCATAATTATTATTCATAATAGAATGCAGCAAATGGGTCATTCTTTATTGATTTTATTAAATCATATTGTTTATTTTTTGGTGTATTATCCAATATAATTCTAATCTCTGGTGTATCTTGAATTAAAAATCCACCAGTTATAAACTGTTCTCCATTTTTCTCAATTACAGCTAATCCATTTGTTCTTGATACCCTATTTGCAATAAGTTCAATTTCTTCGTAACCATTAGTTTCTGGTGTGATGTGTAATGCTTTCATATGTCTACGTTTATTATTATATTTGGTGTATATTTTTCTTCTATTGAATTAATATAATATTTATTTTTTGTATAAGTTATATTATAATTGGTTGTTTTATTATCATCATATCCAATTATTGCAATTACAACAATATCATCAATAGTGAAAATAGCGTCAATTCTAATATAATTGTGAATTCTCTTATAATGACTTTCTAATTCAGTACAATATTTTTTATTGTTGTCACATATTTCTTTTTCCAAAGTTGAAATAATATTCAGTTCGTGTTTTATATAATTCAAATTTTTATAAATACTGCGTAAATAATTTTTACTTGATATTGATGTTTTTAATCTTTTGATATTTGGAATATCACGATTTGAATAATATTTTACTACTGATTGATTATTTTTTTTTTCAATTAAAATATTAATAATATAATCTAAGTTATTTGAATTATAAAAAAATGATATTTTTTTTTCATGACAACCTACAAATTCAACATCAAAATTCTTTTTGAATATATATTCTTCTATTTTTTTTATAGTCTCTGTGTCAGTCATCAGTCATCAGTTTAATAAGTTTTTCTTTTCTTATTATTTTAGTTATATCATTGCTAAACGTCTTGTTTGTTTCAATTTTTGAAATTAATGCTAATTTTTTTGACTCTCCATCATAATATAACTGTAATAATATATTTGAATTATTATTATTTAAAAATACTGAAATATTATATCTTGAATAATGTTCTAATGATGTGTCAAATAATTTATCATTATATGTTTTTTTGCTATTTATTCTTAATATACTATTTTTTGATGAAAATTGAATAGTTATATAATCAGAATGAAATCCTCTAACTGAAAAATCATTATACTTTAAATCATCATAATGATTATATGTTTTTTTAATATAATTATTTATTGTATCTTTTATACCTATTTTATCAATTTCTCTTTTTTGTATATAAATATCTAATTTTATAATCTTTTTTAAAAATGTTTTGAAACTAGATATGATTTTTTTTTCTACACAAAAATCATTAATAATAGTAAATTCTAACTCTTTAATATCTGAAAATGGATGACAGTTAAAAAAGGAGAACTTATAATCATCAGTGACAGATATAATATATTCTGATTCATTTATAATATATTTTATTTCTGCAAATGAAGAATATCTAACATTTGAATTTGTTTCCCCAAAAATCAAATTTGGAAATTTTCCTGAATTTCTTAAAATATTATATACTTCTAATGATGTCATTTATATTTAATCTTATCTTATAAAGATAATATATTTATTTGTAATTACCAAATTAATTGTTCAACATTTTTTCTAAATCTTCAACACTTAACAATTTCACTCCAATCTCTTCTGCTTTAACTGCCTTGCTTGATAAAGAATTTTTATCTTTCATAACTAAGTATGTTAAATTTTTAGATACACCAGATGCAACTTTACCTGATTTTGAAATTATGATTTCTTCTAAATCTTTTCGTCGTATTCCAGTAAAACAAAAAGACACATTTTCTAATTCGTTTGTTACCATAATAATATTTTCTTTTTTTGTTTCAATTGTTATTTGAGGTTTATCTTGTAACCATTCATAAAATGTATCATAAGCATCAAGATATGCATGTGCAGATTTATCTGAGAATCCTTTAATTGATAGAATTTCGTCAAGTGATGGTTTACCTTCAAAATGCATTAGTAATTCAATTTTTTTACTACCAAGATTCACAAAGAAATTTGAAGAATGCATTAATTTAGATAATTTGACATTTTTTATAGAAGATTGAATACTATTATATATAATTTCAGCCCTTCTCTCACCAAATCTATCTAATGATTCTAATTCTGATTGTGTTAATTCCAATATTTGTTTAACAGTCTTATATCCAGAGTTATATAACTGATTGATAATACCTTCTGATACATTATCAGCTTCAAGTATTTCAAAGAAAGATATCAATTTCTTAATTTCTTGTTCTTCAGTTCCTTCAACCATTAATTCTACTTCATTTTCATTCCAGAAAACTTTTGAACTACCAAAAGTTGGCATTTCAAATCCAGTTGCAGAAACAATTTGAACAATCTTTGGTATTACCAAACCTGACCGAATTATTTTTACAATACTTCCAACTCCTAAATCATGTTTTTTTACAAATTTATAGTTATTTAAGGTGACACGTGATACTGTAGCACCATCAATATTCACTGGAATTATTCGCCCAACTGGCTTAAGTAATCCGTTTTTCGAAACTTCTTTTACAATTTCAAGTATGGTTGTTTCTGCTGATTCTGCCCATTCAGGATTCTTATATGCTCTTGCGTATGATGGATTATTGTTAGTTTCACGACCAAGTTTTTTTCTGATGTCTTTGTCATTTATATCAAAAACAAGTCCATCAATATCATAATCTTTACCCCATTCAATAAAAATATCATTTAGCTCATCAAAATTCAAATCTTTTGCTTTGAATATTTTGTATGGTACATTAGATAAATTAGTACTGATGAAATCTAATTGTTCAGATTTATCTTGAGTGAAATCTTCGCTTGCATAACCATAACGAATATGTTTAGCAAATTTCAAATCTTCGGATGGAGTATCAGAATTTTTAAGTCCAGCAATCATATTACGAGCATTCTTAAATGGCTTACCATTATCTCTATAAAATACTCTACTATTAAAAACTTGTTTTGGAAAAATCATTTCTCCAATAGTAAACAAATTAATATTTTTACTATCATCATTCAACTTTTTGTAGTGCAAATGCATAGTTTCGCCAGTGATGCCATTTCCTCTTGACCAAGCAAGTTGTTTATATTCATCTTTAAGAATTGACATACCATCATATTTTGATGTACAAACCAATTCTGTTTCTAATGGTAACCCTTTATTTTTCAACCATTTGTGAATTTCTACAATTGTGTGATATTTATCCAATGAATACATTGGAAATTTTAAATTTTCTTTTCTGTCTGGATTGACATCTTCGCTATCTTCAATAACGCCAGATTCAAATATTTCATTATCTGGGTCTAATTTTTGAAATGTAGAAATTACTTTATCATATTCAGGATCACTGATTTCAGGTTCTCCGTCACGATATTTCTTATTTAGTTTTTTGACTTCAACTGCTGCAGACTCAAACATACCGTATTCTAATAATCGATAAATTTCTGATAATTCCATATTTTTTTGTTTTATATTTTTTGTTTATGAAGTACAAAGATAAAAAATATATCTTGAATAAAAAAATTATTCAAGATATATTTATGAAATATATGAAATTTATTATATTTTAACTTTTACCTGTTCTGTGTTCCTATTAATTGCATTAGATATGCTATAAAATTCAGGAAAGTCTAATGATTTTTCCATACTAACAAATGAATCTATCGTGCCAGGAGAAATATCTTTAACGTAATTTGAAAATTTATTAGTAGCATCCTGTATAGCTAATTGTCTTGTTTTCATTGTAGGTGTAAAATAAAACTCATCTTTAAATGCTTGAGACATTAATCCAATAAAATAACAGCAATCTAAATAATTTTCTATTTGATCAGTTGATTCAAATTTAAATAATTGATTATATTTTTGAATATTTGTCAACATTATATTTTTATCATCAGAATCTAGTACATTATCAATTATATATCTAACTGAAGAACGAATTGTAGTTGGTTCATGTCCTCTTGTTGTAATAATCGCAAATAATCTTCCTTCTTTTAAAGTTGATAGTAATGATTTCCATGATGGTCCGAAGTCTTTATTTTTTATTGCTTTTTTGATATCATCAAGTAGTGAATTATCTCCTCTTGCTCCGCTGTCTACAAATTCTGAAAAAGTATATTTAGTATCAGCTTTCCATTCATTATTATCTATATAATTATCTGGATATTTTTCACGTATTTTAGAAAAATCTTGTATTGATATGTCTTTATTTATCCATTTGTCATTTTCAAAATGTTGAAAGTGTAAAGGAGTATTCATGATAAGCAAATTATCATCAATATCAAATATAGAATATTGTGAATTACCTACACTTTGTTGCTCTAAAATAAATGAATTCCAATCTTTGACTATTTTGCTCATTATAAATTAAATTTTTTTGTAGATTTATACAATTCTGTATCTTTCATATATTCAACTATATCATTATATTCTTCGTCTGTTATAGATATTGTACCTTTTTGATAATTTTTCAAGGCAAAAGATATTTTATAACCGCCTGGTTTAAGTGAACTTTTATATATGCTGTCTGATTTTATAATAAAATCAGGTGAATTTTGAAATCCGTGATTTTTTCTAAATTCATCATTTGTATTTACATAATCATCAACAACTCTCATCATATTATCATAATATCGATCTAATTGAATTTTCTTTGAATAATATTCGCCAAAACTATATACTGTCATTTAATAATTTATTTTTATTTAATGTATATATAAAAATAAAAATCCATCTTAAACAGATGGATTTTTCAATAATTTTGTTTTAATAAATTCTTCATCAATTTTAACTAATTGAATATCATGTGAGTTTATATAATCATCAATTTCAGTGTTACCTTCTTTTTTTAATTCTCCCATTATATTCCAAACATTCGAATAATCATTATCACCTTTTGATTTCTCAGAAATTAAAAGGTTAGTTACAATTTTTCTTTTTCTTTTTTCGTCTGAAGGAATATTTTCTAGTATCTTTTGATACAAGATATCTCCTCTGAAATACTCATTAAAGTTATTGTAATAATGTGTTGGATCGAATATCATAATCTTCATTGATAAACCTTTATTATTATTAAATGCATACCAATCTTTTTCTCTTTCGTTCCATTCATCTTCTGATACATTTTCATCTGCATCACATTGATTTTGACAATACCAATCTGTTAGAAATTCTAAAAGAATTTTTCTATGCTCTCCTACATTAATATTAGGAAACACTAATATTTTATCATTTTTACAATCAATTGATAAACTAAGATCAACCATAAATTCATTTTTGTATTGTCCTTTTGATAATATGTTACCAGCTTGAAATAAATAAGAAATTACTGTTGTGTTATCTTCAATTGAGATGTTTTTTATTTCATTTTTTATTGAATTGATTTCATTGATAGCTGAATATTCCATTTGATGAATAATATTACATTTTTCATCAACATGTAATATAATATTTCTAGCATAACACTTTGCTAATTCATTTTGTGATGCTCCTTCAAATCTATCAAATCTTTTCAAAATTTCTTCTTGTATATATGCTAAACCATTTCTGGTCATCATGCCATCATATGCTTTTAAACTCATAATTCTTTATTTATATTGTTTAATTCTTTCAATTTGAATTTTCTTAATTCAGAATATTTTATAAATCTTTGCTTTCGAAAACTAAATCCTGGTATTTCAAATAAAGCAATTTCTCCATAACTATTTATGTTATTAAATGTATAAATATTACCAATTTTTAATAATCTTAAAGAGCAGTAGCCTAATTCCGCTCCAGTGTATTTTGATGTATTATCAATGCAAACAAATTTTTCACCTTTTTTATATTGAATTGATTTCATATTTAATATTCTAGTTTTTCTCTATTATTTTTTAGATATTTATAGATACTTCCGAATATTTTATAAAAACTACCAATTTCACATATTACTTTTCTATTCTCAATTATCATTTTAACTAACTTAGATTGATTACCTGTCAAATTTTTTATATTTGATTCTTTAACCCAGTTAGAATATATTTCATTATCTTTCATATTCAAGTATATTATTTCACAAATATACAACAAAAAATTGATATAAAAAAATTATTTATTTTTTATATCAATTATTGTATTAAATAATTTGTTAAATTTAGATTTCAAATCATTTAAATCTTTTTCGTATTCATTCATTTCATCTATAACAGCATCTATATCGCAGAAGAAATATTTATTGTTGTGTTCTATTTTTGAGTTTTTGAACTCTGTTTTATTTAATGGAAAACATAATCCAGTACCTTCAAAATCTTTATCATTTGCTAATCTTTCAACATAATAACCAATTGCTACTGCATATCCTATATTATCAAAACCTATACATTTTGTTTTAATAAAACTATTTATATTATCATTATAATATTCTAAAATATATATTGGCTCTCCTACCAATAAATCTGTCCATTTTTTCATAATTTATAAAATTAAAATTCATCATAACACCAAATTGGTGTGTGTTCTCCCATATAAGCACCAGCGGTATTGAATTCAAAGAATTCTAATGCTTCTTCTTCTGTCATACCATCAGTAATAAATATTTCTATACATTTTGATACTGAGTAAATTAATCTCATTGAATTCATTTCTAAACCAATTACTGCATCATCCAAACCATCAGCAGATAATATTCCTTCATCTGGATAATTGTTTATAATTTCTTCTAACATTTTTTACTATTATTTTCATATTATCAATTTACCATTGATATGATCAAATTGATGTTGAACAGCTATTGAGTTCAAATCTTTTAATGTCAACAATTTATAATTCCAATTTATATCATAATATTTAATCATAACAATTGACCTTCTATTAATAGGAAATTCCAAATTAGGTAAACTTAGACATCTCTCCTTATTTTGAATAAAAAGTCCATCAAGATATATTTCTGGATTAATAAATACTTCCTTTAAATCAGGATTATCAATTATAAATAAATTTAAATTGTGTCCAACTTGAGGAGCAGACAATCCAAATTCAAATTTGTGATAATTAAGAGTTTCAAACATGTTTTTGATTAAGGAAAGTAGAAATGGATTCTCCTTTTTTACGTTCACGTTTATTTTTCTTAATTTTCCTGAGTTTAAATCATCATATTTAATTATATCTAAAATCATTTACCGTGCTTCTTTTCTTTCTTCTTTTCTTTAATTTCAGATTTCTCAATCGTCTTTTCTTCTAATTTCTCAGATGTTTCTGATTTGAAAAAATCCTTATATTCTTTTTTTGAACAATATTTCCATCCTTGTTCAATGTAAGATTTTATTGATACAACATCATTTATACTAGCATCAGGTAATTTCTTAAAGGTGTCTTTTTTTCTTAAAATTTTCATATCCTATTTTATTTTTATTATTTATATGTTATACTAAATTTAATCTATTTAGTTTGTCTTTTCTTTCTTTTCTTTCAAATTCATTGGGTGACAAAAACATTGTTCCTAATGGATTTACAAATAATACATGTTTTGCGTCAGATAATATTCTAAAATGATCTAAGTTAGTTATTTTTCCTTTGTAAATACAACAAATTTCATATGTTTTACCAATTGTTAAATATTTTTCATATCCTCCTGTATTATCAATACACACAACTTCATCTCTTTTTTTAAAATTCATTTGATAATAAATTATTTATATTTTCTAATTTTTCTTTTCTTTGAATTTTTTTATATTCAGTAGTTGATATAAATCTACTTAAAAAAACAGTAACTCGTCCTTCATCAAAATCATCTGATTTTACTTGAACATGATAAGCACCATCTATTTTATCAATATACATAACTTTATAAGATTCTCCAATTGTTAATGAATTTTCATATCCTCCATCATTTCTAATACAAATAACTTTATCTCCTTTTTTATAATTTGTGTTATTCATTCAAACCTAATTTTTTAAGGTTATTTATCTACCAATTTTTTTCTATCTTCACTCAAATAATTTATAAGCAATTCTGACGCTTTTATTGAACCTGGAGTAGTTATACTACCAAGATACATATCTAATTCAGGATATTGTAAATATATCGGTAATTCTTTATTTAAATTGAAATCTAAATTATTTTTATGAAAAAAATCTAATTCAGATAATGACATTTTAAAGTAATAATTATCTTCACTAAAATATTCTTTTGTCATTCCTGACTTAAACATTGTTCTCAATATAATATAGACTACATCATTTTCAAAATCAATTTTTTCTATAAAAATATCATTACGATCACATAATGTACCAAATGTATATTTTTTATCCAATATTATATTTATATGATTACTTGATTTTAGATATTCATAATAGCCATCATTAATATCTTTTTTCTCTTCTTCATTTAAATCATTATACCCTACACAAATCAAATCTGATGGTGAATTATAGCAACCTTTATTTCTATATGATGTTATAATAGAACTCTTTATTTCAGAAGCAGATAATTTATCTTCATCGCTTAGAAAATTGGTATTTCTATGAGTAATATTTTGTTGAATATATTTCTTTATAAAAGAATAATCCAAATCTTCAAATTTTAAAGATAAATCTAAATTTTCTTTATTGTGTTTACTTTCTAATTCCGCTGATTCTTTTTTAAAATCTAAGTGATGTTGAAAAAAATTATTCATTTTTAATATTTTTTAATTTGTTGAGTTTTTCTATTCTTTCTTCTTTTAATCTTGCGATCTTATTTTCTCTTGATTCTATAAGATCTGATATTGTTGTAGACATCATTATATAAGGAACAAAAATATATCCTTGTTCTAATGATCCTGTTGAACCAGAAACAACACTATTTGTATTCGCACTTACTGAAATATTACTATAACAATTTGGTGATATTTTAGATACACTATATCTTGATTTTACTGTTTTTAATGAATTCAATCTCTATACATTAATTTTTTATTGTAGTATATACTACCACAGGTTCCTTGTCCATATGTCATAGCAAATTGCCATCCTTTATATTCACATATATCAGACTGAAAATGTTCTGTGAAATCATCAATAGTTTCAGTAATTTCAACTCCTTCTTGTTCTGCTAAATCAAATAATGAGTTTAATAGATTAGTTGGATATGGCATACAACCATTTTTCCAGCATTTGTCTCTCCATTCATCACCATTTTTACATATTATTCTATTAACTAAAGAATCAAAAGTTTCTTGATCATTAAACATTTTTTTAATTCTTTCAATGTTATTATCCTTAATATCTACTTCTAATTGTAATTTTGCTTTAAATTCACGAATACTTTCTTCTCCCTCAGGAGTTTTTAAAAACTCTAAATATTCGCTCATTTTCTCTGTAACACTTGACATAATATTATAATTTATTTGTTAATCAAACCACATTCTAAAGTGGTTATTTGTTTCTTCTGAAAACTCATCAGGATGTTTTGATAAAATTAACAACAGAAGTTTTTTGTAATTTGTGTTATCTGTTGTTTCAATATATAATGTTGACGAGAATTTATTTTCATTTTCTCCATCTTCAACATCAAAAACAATTTCTGATACACCGTATTCTTCAAGCTGTTCACAAAAAATTGAAGTCTCTCTCTCACTCCAATCTGAATATATCATATGTGTAGTGTAGTCAAACTCAACTAATTCTCCATAATATATTCCATATTTTTCACTTTTATGTTCTATTATCATATTTATAATTTTAATTTTTTGACTCCTTTTGTTGCTGTTTCTTTAATATGAGTGAAATTTCGAATATCAATACCAACATCAGAATCAGATGGATCAATATAATATGTGTGTGTTCTGAAATTTACTTTATATAACAAATTTGCTGCAGGATAAACTTGTAATGATGTTCCAATTACAATAAGAATATCTGCTTCTTTTGTTAATTTTTCAGCTTTACCCATATTTGGTACATCTTCACCGAACCAAACAATATGTGGTCGTAATGTATCACCATTTTCATCTACACTATCTGTTTGAATATCAAAGTCTTTTGGCCAATCATAAACAGTATTATTGTTAAATGCTCTCATCTTTGTTAATTGTCCATGGAGATGTAACACATTTGTACTGCCTGCTCTCTCATGTAAATCGTCCACATTTTGCGTCACTATCTGAACATCATATTTCTGTTCTAATTCAGCAAGAAAGTAATGTGCAGAATTAGGTTCTACTGTATCTAATTGTTTATGCCTTTCATTGTAAAATTTTAATACCAATTTTCTATCTTTCCTCCAACCATCAATCGTTGCGACGTCTTTAACATCATATTGCTCCCAAAGTCCGTCAGAATCCCTGAAAGTTTGAATTCCGCTTTCTGCACTTATTCCAGCACCAGTAAATACTACTATTTTCTTTTTCATAATATTATTGTATTTCTTTTAATTTAACTAGTTTTTCTTTTCTTAATATATTATTTGCATTATTATAATATTTAGAATATTTGAGTTCACTAAAATATTTATAATTAATCCAACTTTGATTAGGTGGCTCATAATCCATATTTGGTAGAAATGGTATAGAATCTTTATAATCTTTCACATAATCTTGGACCAAAAGATAATATGCAATGTCATCAAGTCTTGTTGGATTTATCAAATCCCAGCAGCCCCAACCTTTATCTATTTTCATTTAAAATTCAACTGTATTTACCATTCTTAAATATAATGGCAATTTTTGGTGTAATTCTTTTCTATATTTAATAAAAATATTATTTATATTTAAAAAATCCTTTTTTTCAATAATTTTAACTAAATAGTAATCATATTTAACTGACCATTGTCCTAAAGTATTATCAATGAACGTGTTGTTTTTTGATATGTTAACAAAATGTATAATACAATTATCACTATTAATACAAACACACATACCAACAGTTGGTTGATTGCTACTTAGTGCGTCATTAACAGCATTCATTTGACATCTGAAATTATATCTACATCTACCACTTTTAACGTTTATTTTTGTCGCCGTGTGAATGATATGTTCTTTAATACACTGAGTTGATTTTTTATCTAACATACTTATTTATTTTTTAGGATTATATAATTCTTTTAAATCTTTAGGAATAGGTATCAAATGCCAAAAGCCGTCATCATCAATTGTGAAACTTTCTGGTTTCATGGAATAATAGCCCCATGTACAGAATCCATTACATTCATTATTTTCACAAGTATTTGTAAACTTATTCTCAATACCCCAATCTTGTCCACATAGAACGCAAATTAATTTTTTTTCTGGCTCATCAACAAAAATATCATCTGATGATTTGACTATATTTTTTAATTTATCTCTTCTCTCATATTTTATTGAATACATAAATCTATTTATCGTGCTCCAAATTTTTTTATTTCCGTCATTTAAAATTTTAATTTTGCCTTTTTTATGATCTAATATTTCATATGATTTACCAATTGTTAAATCACAATGACTAGATGAATTATAATATCTAATATCTGAGCAGTAGTTTTCGTTATCAAAACATATGTATGTTTTTCCTATTACGCAATATTTATCAGATAATATGGATCTTTTTAATATTTTTCTTTTATCAAATTGATTCTTTTCTAAAAAATCAGGATTATTTAACCACTGCTGAAGTATCATTCAATTGAATTAATTTTTGTTTTCTTGTATATTGTTTATCTAATTCTGAATATTCATCTAAATATTTAGATTCAATAGATTTTTTCCTTACTGTATGAACTGATTTATTTGCTGGTATATCATGACTATATACATAATTATCATTTAAAATTTTTAATATTACTATTTTAAATACCATACCTTTTGTACCAACAACAACAGCTCCAACTTTATATCTCATTTAATTTTATTAATTTTTGTTTTCTCATTGATTTAATATCCAATTCAGAATTATAGTCTAAATAATCGAAATGTACACGTTTAGACAAATTCAGACTTTTATTATCTACATAATAATAATATCCATCCCAAATTTTTAATATTACTAATTTACTATTCTTTCCGTCTACAATATCACCAACTTTATATTTCATATAATTGTTTCAATTTTTCTTTTCTAGTAGATTTGATATCTAATTTTGATTCATTGTCTATTATTAATGCGTTGTAGTTGTGTACAAATTTTGATATTTCATTTAAATAATTTATTACACAATATTTATATTCGTCATATTCATAAGATAAAATCATTATTCTAAAATAATCACCTATAACAATATCTCCAGCTTTATATTTCATGTAATTTATACAATTTTTGCTTTCTCATAAATTTAATATTCAATTCTGTTTGATTTTCTATATAATCATAAGTAATGATATGTGTATCATCATTATCAAGAAATCTAAATTTATACTGAGGTTTTTTGTGAGTATAAATCATAATATCTAATATTATTGATTCACTATCATACATTTGTTTAAAATAAATAATGTCTCCTACTTTATATTTCATTTAAACATTTCAATTTTAATGCTCTTATTTCTTTATTAGAAAAAATATTCAATTTTGTTTCATTGATAATATATGAAAATAATTTATTTTTAGTTAATTCATATCTATTATCTATAGATATTGATTTTATAACGCTTTCTATATCAGATATTTCTCCAAATTGTTCATTGATAAATAGTTTATTTTTATCATAGCTATATTCTAATGTCATATATATGTCAAATATTGGCTCACCATAAACATTATTATGAGTACTTTCTAAATAATCTCCTACTATTCTATCAAAACAATTGGACAAATAGCATAAATAATTTTCTAATAGAACTGATACAAATTCAGTTCCAGTAAAATCATCAACTTGTCTACGTAAGAAATTTTCAGTGAACCATTTTTGAGGATTAATATCAGTTTCAGATGAAATGTTGTCTATTATTTCTAATTGATGTTTTACTTTTTTGTTCATCCAAACATTAAATGTATCTTCAAATGTTGTCATATTTACTTTATTAAATTATTAGATTTACAAAGATACAAAAAAGATTTGGAATAATAATATATAATGTATAAAATAAAAAATAATTTATGAAATATTTAAAAACTTTTGAAAAAATGATGTCAAATTTTACGTTATATCATGGCTCACCATACTTATTTTCTGAGTTTAAAAATAAAATTACATTTTTTTCAGATAATTCTCAATTTGCGTATGATTATGCTAGTGAGAAATCTAGTGATAATGAATTAGATCAATCACCAGTCATATATACATGCAAATTAAATGGTAAGATATTTGATGCTAACATAGATGAACATTTAAAAAAATTAGATGATATATTACCAGATAAAATAACATGCTATATGAGTAATTTTTGCTTTCCTGCTGATTATACAAAACAGGATATTTTAAAATTATTGAAAGGTGATGATACAATTGAGCCAATTGATTATATATCAAATGCTAAAGTTGGAGATATAGTAGATGACCCATATTATAAAATTGATAAATTAATTGTAGTTGATGTTGATTCTGAAAATGTTTATACTATTGACAAAAAGAATTTTAATTATCATTTAAGTGGAGCTGACTCAATAAGATATGGTGATAATCATTTTGGATATGAATATCGTAAATACTTTGATGATTTTAGAAATTATATTAAAGAAATTTTTAAAGGAAAGGAAATTTATGGAATATCGGATCATTTGACTGGTATATTTCTGGACAAAAAATATCACAAAACATATTTAAAATTTGAAATTCCTGATGAACAGTATATAAAAGGAGTTGAATTATATGATATAGCAAAAGAAAATATGATGAAAGATTATGCGTCTAAACTCAAAAAATCATGGAACAAAAAACCAAAAAAAATAAAATTGGATGACACATGGAGATATTATGAAAATGATTCTGTTTCTAGCGCAATTGAAAAATTAGGATTTGCTGGTTATGTTGCAAAAGAAAAAAAGCATAATACATATGCCATATTCAATCCAAAAGAAACTATTACAATCGAATCAATTTATTATGAAGTTGGTGAGTTTAAAAACTTAGAAGAAATAGGAGATTACAACAAAATGATAAACAAACTTTATAAGCATTATGATTCATCATTTGGTTATGAGAGATATAATGTATATAAATATATGAAAAAAGGATTTACATTAGAAGAAATAATATCTGAAATTGATAATAAAAAATAAAAATAATGATAGATTTTATAATATTCTCATTATCTACAATTGGATTGACATTAATAATAACTCAATCATATATATTTAAGAATTTAAGAGATAAAGCACAGCAAATGAGTCCATCATTGGGTAAACTATTAAAGTGCTG